TGGAATTAATCCTAAAAATACATCAATATCAACATTATCTCTATCTAAATGGTTTATATTAATTTGAGTTGCTGAAGTTTGAGTTGCATTATTCCAAATTAAATTCGTATTACCCGGATTACCTGATGTAATATTTGTTCTAGCATTATATGGGAAAAAACTATTTGTCCTTCCGTTTATACCTGAAGTACCGCTTGTCCCTGTAGTTCCGCTAGTTCCAGTTGTGCCACTAGTTCCTGTTGTCCCACTAGTTCCTGTTGTCCCCGAAGTTCCTGTTGTTCCACTAGTGCCACTTGAACCAGAAGTTCCTGTTGTACCTGATGTACCGCTTGAACCAGAAGTGCCTGCCGTTGCAGATGTACCTGATGTACCTGCCGTTGCAGATGTGCCTGAAGTACCAGTAGTGCCAGAAGTACCAGTAGTGCCACTTGTTCCTGATGAACCAGATGTACCACTACTTCCGCTTGAACCACTAGAACCAAATGTACCACTTGAACCTGAAGTGCCTGTTGTACCAGAAGTACCAGTAGTGCCACTTGTTCCTGATGAACCAGATGTACCACTACTTCCGCTTGAACCACTAGAACCAGATGTACCACTTGAACCTGAAGTGCCTGTTGTACCAGATGTGCCTGTTGTACCAGATGTCCCACTAGAACCAGATGTACCAGAAGTACCAGAAGTAATATTACCAGTAGAATCTACAATACCATTGGTAGCAATTAAGATACCGTTTAAATCTCTTATTTTTACTTCACCTGTAAAAAGACCTTGTATTGCCATCTGATTATTTTTATGTGTTTTAGTACACTAATATTTTAACATATTCTCCTGTAACAAACGGAACAGCTGATGCTACCGTTAAAGTCGCAGTTGCACTATCCCATTTAACTTGATTTAAAACCGGAATGCCTGATGTTATAATTTCTCCAACATCGATACCACCTCTACTCGCATATAATAATGATTTATTTAATGCTTGACTAAATGAAATTACAACAGAACCACTACTAGCAAATTTGCCAAATTGTTCTGGGAATCTTCCGTTGCCACCACTTGAAGGGTTTATAACAACACCCGCAACTCCCATTAATGCTTCAGCCTCAAACGCATACCCACCGCACATTCCATACACATAATTAGTAAAACCATTTATATTTATACCAGTATATCCGGTTGTATTAACCCACTCTAAAGCATTTGCTTCAATAGAAATTTTATTAGGTAATTCAAGGTCATTTTCTTGACCTTGTTCTATAGCTTTTATAACAACTGAAACAGTTACCTTCGCTATTTCGATTACATCTGAAGTAGTCATTAGAATACAAGTTTAGGATTATCAATAATAAACTTTGCTTTATTTAATGATAATTGAGCAATTGAAATCCCTGCACCTAAAGCGACAGCATCATCTGCTGCGTATATATAAGTATTTAAATTACACTTAGTGCTTAACCAATTATCTCTATCTAATAAACTAGGACTTGATACTTGAGCTTTTGATAATTTTACATTATAAATTTTAGCATAAGTTGAAAAACAATAAGAAACCGTTTTATTATATAAAACTGCACTATTGCTTCTCCATTCAACTGTAATATTTAATGCATAATCTTTATCTAAAACATTTAAACTAATTGTATTACCAGAAGCTAATGTCCATACTTCATAATTAGTAGTAGTACCTTCTTCAACTAAATATGAACCATCTGCTTTTTGCAAATAAACATATCTTACTGTAATTGCGCCATCACTACCAGTGCTTGTATCATCTAATACAAGTAAATTCGGAGTTGCCACATATTGCGTGGCGGTAAAATTTTCTATTAAAGGCATATAAAAACTTTTACCAAAACTACCAAAAAATAGTAATATAAAACAAAAAGCCCCATTATTTTTTTTAATGGAGCAATTTGTAAAAAAAATTAAATTAAATTATTTTAATTGACTTTTTATGTTTTTCAAGACTTCTTTGCCGTTTTTAGCAGACAAAACGAATTGTGTTAAAGCATCAGTTACATTACCTCTGTCTTGTTTTGCAACAGTTGTAATCTCTTGGCTGCCTATGTTTACCTTGCCAGTTGCCATGTCAAAATTTAAAATATTAGTATCTAAAGCCTTTCTAATGGCTGCCTTTGTTTCTAAATTTGGATCTTTATAAATCTTCAAAAATTCTTCTGGATTTGATCTTGCCAAGTTTGCTGCTTCAGCCAAAATAGCATCATCATCAGTAAATTCATTCCAGTTTAAAGCTGCACCAATTTTTCTTGCCTCTGATGCTGACATTTTAGAAATAATACTTACTGCTTCTTTCAATGTAGCAAATCCTGTCAAGGTTTTTTGGCTTGCCGCCTTTGTATTTACCAACTTAAATAAAGGTATTTTGCTTGTATCTCTACCTTCGCCTAATATTGAATCTTGATTGAAATTTGTAATCATTAAGTACTCATATAACTCCTCATCTCTTTGATTACCACCGACTAATGAAAACTTGCCTCCAAATTGGAAGTTAGTAACCCCATCACTTAATCCGGGTACAAAAAGTCTTTCAATAGGTCTTTCTTTATCCCAATAATCAGCTACAACAATATCAACCCACGCATCTTTGCCTTGCTTGGCTAAGTATGGATCTTTAATTCTATCTCTTGTAGGGATATTTGCTTTTGGGTAAAGAACTGGGTTTCTTTGTCTTTCTTTTTCATCTGGATCGTTGTTTTTAACCCCTGTAAGCATTTCAAACGTAACCGCTTGACCTACTTCTAATTGAGGGATTGATTTCATAAGATCCTCAGAAACTGTGTTAAATTTTCCGACTGTTTGCATTTTTTGTTATTTTAGTTATTATGAAAAGAAAGGGTGGCCGAAACCACCCTCTCATAATTGTTGCAAATTTTATGCCAAAACTTGTTGACGTAAGAAGTGTTGTACACCCAAACACTCTAAACCTTGTGCAGTTGTCCAAGAACATGTCCAGTTCATTGCATCTCCGTTAGGGTTAACTGGAGATAATGCACCTGTATGGATTTCTCCAATCATGTCATTACCGTACTTAGTTTGAGTTGGTACATAACGTACTCTCATTGCAGAATCAAAACCACCACCTTCAACTTTTACTCTGTTGTTGTACGGGATGTAGTAAACAGACTTGTTGATAGTTGTTTGGCTAAACAACACTGGTTGGTCTTGGATTGGCATTGCCATGTAATGTAATTGGAATCCGCCGTAAGATACTTTATCTACTGTCAAATCTAATTCTTTACCGTCTACAACGATACGAACTGATTGAACACCAGAAGAACCTAAAGCCTTCCAATATGTATCATGCGCACGCTTAGCTGCACTTGATCCAAACACTAAATAATCTTTAGGAGAACGGTTAGCAATTAACACGTCTAAAGCGTTATCAATGTTTGTTTGTTGTACTGTACCTAAAGTACCGTTAACTAAGGTAGAACCAAACATTTCAATATATTTGTTCAAACCACGAGTTGTTTGTACCGGTCCACCACCATTTGAACCTTCTGTATTAGCATCAGTTAAGATAGGGTTAGTATCGCTGAATGTTGTAACAGACATATCGCCAGCAATAAATGCTGCGTTGATTTGACCTTTCAAACGGATTGCTTTCTCTAAGTGATCCTTAACGATAAATTTGTTTTGACCGTTAAATTCTACTTCGATTGTAGCTGCGTTTTGAACGTCTGTAATCTTAGAGATTTCTCTAAAGATTTGATATTTATTAGTATACTTAGTTAAACCAAAACGTAAGTTACTTTGAGAAACTGAGTTCTCACCTACTGCTACTGAAAACAAACTTAATTTGTCGCCAGCAGTTAAAGTAGCGTTAGCACCAGATACAGTCTTAACATAAACTGTGTCTACGCCTGAAGTTGTAATTACATTAGTTACGATTGCAGAAATAGCGCCAGTTGGGATCAACACTAAATCATCTTTACGAGCTTGACCTGAAGTCGCTGCTGTACAAGTGAAGTTTAATGAAGTTGTACCAGAACCGCTTACTGAACCGCCAGTTGTATCTAACAACTTAAATAAACTTTCGTTTACAAAAGTGTAGTACAAAGGTTGACCAGTTGCGATTGGCTTTTTTCTGTCGCCTAACCATAAGATGTCTGTAAGAGCATCTTCGTTTTGAATGTCAGTCACTAATTTATTGATCTCTCTTGTATCTAATACTGGATCAATAGAGCTGACGTAGGATTTACTAATTGCACCTATACTTGCCATTGTTTTAATTTTTTATTGTGGTAAAATAATTTTTACCTGCCTAATACACCCACCTTAGCCCTGTTTTTAATAGCTTCGGCGAATGATTCATTAGGTTGGGCAGGTGTGCTACCGACAGGTCTGCGAGCATTTTGCCCTTCCTCTACGATAGTTTTCAATCCTAATGATTTGCCATAGTTCACCAAGTCTTTTTCATAGTTTGGATTCAGAGCTACTAATGCAATTTTTTGCAATTTAGCAACATCTGGGATTAATTTGCTAGGATCTGCCTCTTGCGGATTTACAGCAATTGCCCTTTGCCATTTTTCTGAATCTAAAGCTACTGCCATCAATGTTTCAGGTTTGTCAACAGTAAAGTTGAATTTGCCATTATCCCCTAAATCAATCGCAACTCTCTTGCTCTCCATTAGGTTTTTAGTAGCATCATGTTCCTTAAAAAATTGAAGTGCTTGTTGAACTCTTTCGGATTCTATTTTTTGCTGTTCAGCCATCCTTTCTTGAAATTGGTTCACCTCTTGTGAATTCATAACATCAGGAATCTGAAAAGTCTTTTGTTCCGCTATTCTTTTTTGTCTAATTAGCTCCGCATCAGCTTCTAATTGAATTGAGCCAATTTCTTTATCATCATCAGAAGCATACTCAGATTGTTTATACTTTGCTTGATATAACTTTTCTATTTTGTCATCTGTCAAATGAGGGTATTGTAATTTTAATTCATCAAGAACTAAATCTTGGTGATTTACTGTTTCCCAATCAAACGCCTTTGCTTCTAAATATTTGTAAGCATCTCCTCCATTCTTTCTAAATTCTGCAAATTCAGCTACAAAATCATCGTAGCCTAATTCTTTTAAAATATCTTTTGGATTTGCCTTTTTTAATTCTTCTTTCCAATCTACAATAGCAGCCGCAGCTTCTCCTTCTTCATCTTCATTACTATCACCATCAAATGATGGCATAGAAAAAGATGCTTGATTTTCTTCCAATGCTGATTCGCTTTGTTCTACTACTACTTGTCCTTCAGCCGGCTCTGCCTCTACGGACGCGGGTGCTAAAGACTGCGCTTCATATTCTTCCGGTGTTGGGATGCCAGAACTAACCTTATAGGTTGGTCTAGCTGGTTCTTGTTGTTGTTCTTGTTGTCCGTTTTGTTCTTCTGTCATATAGTTGATTTTCGTTTACAAAATTATGTAAAATTAATTAAAAAAATTAATTAATGTGCTGATCAAATTCTAAAAGCTCTTTAGTGTATTCAGCAACTTTATATTTAGCTAGTAAATCTCCATAATGACCTACTGCTTTTACTTGAATTGTAACAAATTGCTGCAAGAAAATACCAACTGCGCAATCTTCTTCTTCGGCTTTCTTATAAAGTTCTTTGTACATATTTAATACATCTAACTCTGTTTCGTACCCAATTTCTAATGCATCACCAATTGATTCAACCTTATCCTTCATTGCTTCAATTTCAGGCAAACTAGCGCAATCGCCCATATCATTCATGAAATCAACGATAATTTGGTAATGCGTCAATTCTTCCGCACTTTCATCTAAAAAATACTTCTGACTACCAAAGTAACCTAATCTTTGCAATTGGTTAGCTAAATGCTTCCAAAGGTTAGATTGATATAATTCCATTTGAAGCGCCTCTTGCAAACCTTTTCTTAAGTTTGCCGACAATAAAGACTTTACCATTATTTTTCTGTTTTGGGTGTTTGTATTTGTTTCTTTTCGCTTACTACTATTCTAGCATCTGCTTGTATTCTTTGAGCAATGACTTTTGCTTCTTTTTGAATTTCAGCTTCTTGAATATCTTTATCCTTCTTGCCCATTTGGATAATGTAATCCCATTGCTTTTCAGCATTGATACGAGCAACATCGACTTCTAATTGAGTTTGCAATGTAACACGCTTCTCTTGTTCTGCTACTTGAGTTGCCATAGCATTACCTTGAGATGCTTCTTGAATTTTTTGTAATTCAAATTCTTGTAATTTCTCTCTGCGCTTTTTAATTCTATAAGCTAGAATCATAGATGCCATCTTTAAATTCTTGGTACTCATTACCAAAATCTTATCTTCTGGCTCTATCAATCCTTGGCTATCTCTTATGTTTAATTCTTGAATTAATTGTTGTCTTTCAAAGTCAGATGGTACATCTTCAATAAAGATACCGAACTCATGAATTGAAATGTCAGGACTAATTTGGAAGAATTTAACAGTTTCTTCACCTAATGCTCTAGCATAACCTTCAACCTTGCCTAATTTAACTGCAATTTGAACCTTGCTAACAATAGCGTCTGCTAAATCTTGTATCAATTGCTTATCTGCAAAACTTAATAGATATAAAGCATTGTTTGTACTTTCCATTGCTGCATTTGCAACTGGAACTAATGTTTTAGCATTTGGAGTAGATCCATCTGTTAATTCATTTAATCCAGATACTTGGCGCATCATATCCAAAGTATTTTGCAACTCTTGGTATAATTGGCCAAATACAGCTAATTGACCTGATGCTTCAATAGATACAGGCTTATAGTTAGGGTTTTGGCTTAGTAAGTCTGTTGATCTATAAGGCACAACAAAGTTTGAGAAAATAAAATCCATAACTTTTGTAGGATTCATCTTTTCTCCACCACCACCAAAATCTACTCCTTCAAGTGCGTTTAAATCTATGTTAATCAAATAAGGAATTAACTTATTTGACATATTTTGTAATTTGAACCAAGTAAGACTAGCCTTATCTTCAAGTGGAATTAATCTTTCGGTAATTCCGGCAAAGCGCATTTTGTAAAAATTCCAAGAATAAAGTTGGATGTTCAATTTAGTATCCCACCAAGACGATGGCTTTCTAATTTGATTCTCTGACATACCCCAATCATACATATAGTCTGTTTGGATAAGCCACTTGCACTTATAAACTACCTTACGAGTTACCGGCATGAAAATAGGTTCTGCTTGACCTTTCATGGTAAAATCTACCATATTAGGGATTGTACCCATTTTATCAATTACGCCTTCTTTGGTTACAGATAGTTTAGTTGCGTCTTGATATTTTGTCTTTCCGAATCTTACATTCCCTCTATTGTCTACTTCTTCTTTGTATGTATAATCGTTCCAAGATAAAAATTCAAAATCTAAAACAAGTACTTTAAATCTATTCCAATATTTAGAATAGTCAGTACCATACATAAAGTTTGATGGATTACCGAAACGACCTGCTACGCTTTGTACGATTTGATTCATTTGCTCTACCGTAAACCAAGGAGCAAGATCGCCTACATATACTTCTCTAACTTCGCCCCAATGCACTAAATCGGAAAAATCATTTTTAGCGCAATAAGATAACACCATGTTTTCAGGGTTAATCTCTCTTAATTTTACTTGACCATTTTCATCAATATATTCTGTATAACCGCCCATTCCAAAATCAAAAAGATTTTCTATTGTGCGTTTTCTTTTTTCATCAAATTTATTTTGGTACATAGCTAAAGATGCAGCCATCTCTGCTTCCATAGACATTACGTGTTTATATCCAAATTGCTCCTCCATCTTCAATTGCTCTAAGTCTTGAGCTTCACCCGGCTGAGGTGCTAACACTGGGCTATTAAGTAATTCCTGATTGCCTGCCTTTTGTGCTGCTTCTCTCATTAAAATCTTTACCTTCATTTCGGTAAAATAATTATCTTCTTCACTTTTGGCAATCGGATCTACCGCAAATGCATTTATAGCATATCTTCTTTGAACTAATTTTGATATTGCTATCTCTCTAAATTTTGTTAAAAAAGATGGCGGAGTCCAGTCAATGTTCAACCAAGTTTTATCTTGTTGTTCATCTACGTTTAAAAGTTTTTTATATTTAGTTGTACTTTGTCTACCTAATGCATATTCTCTAATTTCGTTCATTTTAGATTGACCAAAATTTAACATATTATTAGGCACATATCCTCTCGAATCTCCCCAAGCGGCTTTGCAATATTGTAAAATCCAATCATATCCTTTTTCGCGAGGATCAATTTGTTGATTTGGATAGGTATTCGTTGCTTGTTGCATTATACTAATGATAATTTAATTAACCAAAATTAATTAAAAGTACACAAAAAAAACAAATTATATTATATTAATTAATTTAATATAATTTTCTTCCTTCAAGTAAACTATCATAATTCATATCCATTTTTGTATTATACGAGAATCCATTGTATTGTATGGCAATAAAGGGATCGCAAACCACATATTTTCCCACCCCCCCTAACGCACGATCTATATGTTCATCTACGGGTGTATTTAGGTAAATATCGTAAAACCTTTTATTGACTATGTAACAATGGAAACCGGTAAAATTATGTACTGTTTGGTCTTTTTTTATCTCCCCTATGTATATCCCACTTAAATATATATCAAAATCTAATGGTTTATTTCTTAAAAAGTACGAAAAACTATCCGGATTGGTAAAGTGAACGTCATCCTCCATTATGCATATTTCAGGCAAATTCATATCTTTTGCATACTGAACGCACTGCTTATGGGCTAAATTAATTGCTTTTTTAACGGAATGGGAGTCATAGACAGCAGGGAAAAAAGAAAACTCTTTAATACCCTGTTCTTTAAATTCATTCATTAACCTATCAAATCTATCTCCAGCATCAAAATTATGAATTACTGCTATCTTCATTTAGCTTGTCTATTATGTTGTTTAATGCGCCTTGATAAGTATAATACTTATTGTATATTTCTTTAATTTTCAACTGCTTTTCAACTATATCTATGCTTGGGATACTATTTAAAATAGGCACTATCCTATGGGCATCTTCAGCTTTTATGATTACCCCATAATCTTCAAAATTGGCATCAAAGCAATTAATGAACTCATCACTGATATAAACAGGTATAGTTTCATATTGGAGGCACTCTGCGATTCTAAAACTATTTAAACCATATCCTCTAGGGCATAAGCCAAAGATTGATTGACTAACTATGCCGCAAAATCTATTTATATTATGCTGCTCTTGTGATATATAATAATCTGGGTTTTGGATATCAAACACATGGGTTCTTATTGGGTGGGTATTAGTGCCAATAAAAGATGCAAAAATTGTTTTCTCTTTATTCCATACAAAGCTATGTGGCATACAAAGTAATGGTATTTCTACCCCTTCTTTCTTGCTCATATTGAATACCAAGACATCTAAATCTTTAAAATCAACTAAAACTCCGTCATCGTATTGGCAAATTGTCCAATATTGTTGATTTCTAGGCAAAGCATCTACATAGTCTTGCAGCCTTTTTCTAGCTACCGGATCATTCCCGTAATTGTTATTTACATGATATGATGTCCAATGGATTCTTAAATACGCCCTTCCATTAAACTCTGGTATAAATCTACTTGAAACCCATTCTTCAAAAATAGTATAATTTTCAAATGGATAAACTGTATTTATGGTAGGCATAAATTCCTGTGGCACATCTATCATATGTTAAATTTTCTTACATAAAGTGCGTCAGTCCATGTTTCAGCAACCCAATCGCCCGTTTCAACTCTTTCAAACCCGCGCTGCATCATGAAATAATCTAACTCAGGAATAAGCATACACCCTTTGTAGGTTTCTTTTTGATTTACTTCTAACAATGCGTAATCTATATTCTTAATTAAATCGCCCATCCCTTCTATTGCTAGATGCTCTGCACCTTGAAGATCTACGTTAAGAAAGTTTATATTTTTAAAACTATAATCCTTAAACAAAGTATCAACTCTTTTAGTTTTCATTGTTATTTGTTCTATGTAATGTACTTCTGGATGGATTAAAACATGAGTACCAAGCTCAAGCATTGATGAACTTTGGCTTTCGTTATTTGACACATTAAAAACCACTTCGTCATTATCTACATTACTTATACAAGCATTAAAAGCTCTTTGGTTTTCATAAGGTTCTATGTTTTTTACTAATTCTAAATAAACAGATGGTATTGCCTCAACCCATAAAACATCTCCCTTACAATAATTATCGTATTCTTTTCTTTCTTGCCCTGTTGATGCGCCTAAGTGAAGAACGCCCTTTATATCTAACTTATGCTTGTTGACTAAGTAGTCAAATGATATCATCATATACTTTTGCTTTTATATTTATTTACTTCTAATTCAACCCAATTATATAATTTAACCATACCTTCTTCAAGTGGTTTTGTTGGACGCCATCCAGTTACTTTTTCAACCAATTCATTGTTAGAATTTCTACCTCTTACTCCCAATGCGTTTGACTCAACATTTTTAATTGTCAAATTCTTTCCTGAAATTTTAATAACCATTTTAGCTAAGTCGTTAATTGATATCATTTCATCTGAACCAATATTTACTGGGTAAAAGTAGTCAGACTTCATCAATGCTCTAACGCCATCCAAGCATTCATCAATATATAAAAAGCTACGCTGTTGTAATCCATCGCCAAATATCTCAATCTCTCCACCATCTTCAGCTTCTGCAACTTTTCTACATACAGCTGCGGGTGCTTTTTCTCTGCCACCTGTATAAGTACATTCAGGAGAAAATATATTATGGAATCTACCAATTCTTATATCTAATTCTTTATTTCTTCTAAAAGAATCATAAACTTGTTCTGATAATAATTTTTCAATACCATACACACTATCCGGTTTGCCATCCCAAGCTGAATCTTCTTTCAATGACGCACAATCTAATGACTCTTGTAGTCTTTCGCTATATGCACACGCACTTGATGAAAAGAATAATTTCTTCACTCCAAATTCTGCTGCTTTTTTAGCAACATTTAAGTTTATCATTGTTGAATCATAAATTATCTCTGCATCATTTACTCCTGTAAACACATATAATGCACCGCCCATATCTGCTGCAAGTTGATAAACTTCGTCAAATGAATTTTCTGGATCGTGCCATTCTTTTTGATTTGGCCCACACAATGCTTTTGATACACTTGACGGATCTCTTAAATCCAAAATTATAGCTTGATTTGCTGCTGATTCTGCAAATTCAGGTTCCTTTACATCTACTGACCTTACCCAATAACCTTCGCTTTTTAATCTTTTCACTAATTGCATCCCGATCATGCCATGACCGCCTAATACGCAAGCTGTTTTCATATTAAAATTTATTTAATTTTAAATACCATTGTTTTTTAAACCACCATAATCCCCATCCATTAGCAGTTTCTTCTGAATGTAAAACTTTTTCTGCCTCAAATTCTCTATCTGCAATATCTATTCTAGTAAATGTTTTTGGTACAATTTGACTTACTGCCCTGTTTACTTCATCTGCATTAAAATCATGACCTGCAAGTATGCCTTCATCTTTTACTTTATTGTACCATTCAATAACTTCTTGCTTAGTTTCTTTATATGTGTGTGATGAATCAATATAAACAAAATCTAAAAAACCATCATTAAACATTTTAGCACAATCTAAACTTGCATAAGGCATTACTTCTATATAATCACCCAAACCGCTTTTTATAATGTTTTCGTATATGGTTTTCATTTGAAAAAAACCACCGTAGCCCATATTGTCTATTGCATAAATTTTAAAATCTTTACCCAAGTTTTTTAATTCTTGTGCTAGATATATGACACTATCGCCATTTGCAATACCGACTTCTGCTAATAGTGCGTTGTTAGGAAGCTCTTTTGCAATTCTTTGATAGAAATGCTGAAAATCAAACATAATTAAATCATTCATAATTTTATCCATTCAGGTTTAACAATATCGCTTGTGTCTAATCCGCACCACCCCTCACTAAACCAAAACTGCGGAAAGATTACTTTTTTATCTTCGTTTTTATTTAAATATGCACCCCACCAAGAGAATGTAGATGGCGAACATATTTGATGCTCACACCAACTCATTTCTACAAGGTCGGACTGCTCGTCTGTATTTCCAGAATATTCGCAATCACCTCTATGCTTGAACGATTCCATACACCAAGCAATATCATCAGAAAAGAATTTAAACTTATAATTAGGGAACATACTCATTGCTTTCTCATACCACTCTATTGTTACTTCGGGATGCTTATCTCTTAATGTTACATAATCACCACGTCTTACATGGATAGAAACATAGCCATCCATTTTTTTATATGGAAAATTTAACAAGTAAAGTATTTCATTACGATAGTTGTCAAAGTATTTAGCTGTTTGCCTGTACCCTTCAACAATTATATTCTTATCTTTCCAAGATGGATCGTATGGCAAAGGCTCGTAACTATGCCTTGATTCAAACAATTGTATTTTTTCTAAATATGGATTATATCTATCATCAATTAAATGAGGACAATATATTGGATTCCATTTGGCATTGCTTGTTTCATTAGGTACTGTGAATTCTAAATCATGCTCTAAAGCATAAGCCATTGCAGTAGCAGCTTCAAAAAGCCAATTGCCCATTCTGCCTGCGTTATTAAATGTTACCATAATTAAGGATAAAGTTAATTAATTTAATTTAATTTCCTAATTTTTTCTATTAATATTTCTCTAAAGCCCCCTGTTCTTTGGACATTATTTATATAATGAGATTCATCATGCACAAGATGGTCGTATCTTAACCCATCAACTATGTGCATATATCTACCTGACATTAGCCAATTGTAGTTCTGAAATAGGCTATCGCTTGTTACTGGATCTACTTCAGCATCCCATACTTCACAATAAGAATGTTTATTTACAAAATAGTTCATACAATTTAAGCAAGTTTCAAACATTGGTTTGTCTATGTACTCTGGTAGATTTTCTTTGGTTACAATCAAATTTGCATAGTCTGTATAATTGAACATTGGCATAGCCCAATCTGGGGCTAATATTGTATCCTTATCCCATTCTTGTTCAAAAATCTTATCCAAATACAACGTATCTATTTGATTATCAGAATCTAATATAATACAATAGTCTGTTGTTGATAGGCTTACAGCAACATACTTGTTTGCATAGCAATCCCTATTGCTTAAATTACGATACAATTTTACCTTATTTAATTTATCACATTCACGTTTAAGTTCGCTATAAACAGGTAAATCACTCATGTCATCAACGATAACTATATTTTTAACACGAGGATCGTCATAAACTTTACTAAAACTTTTTAATGTCATCTCTACTCTATTCCAAGTTGGGATGCAAATACATAATTCTCTCATAAATCTCCTAGTTTTTGATAATATCTATTTTCTATAAATGGTTGCCAATTTATGTACGTATTCCCAATATCAGATATACCCGGACGCTGTGTAGCTAATAACGGGTAAGTTATGTAAGTTGTGCCATATGGTTGAATCTTAGCTACAATACAATTATCTATTGGGGCTTCCAAGCCTGCCGCTAGTATTTCTTTCATGCCATGCAAAGATATAGCCCAAGCGTGAGTTGCGTAAGCGTTTTCTAATAATAAAAGATTTGGCGATACTCTAAATTTAAATCCTGTGGTACATTGCGCTCCAAGATAAAGTAGATCCCATGTGGGAGGTAATTGCTTTACAACTTCATTCATTGTATCGTTAGGGTTACCACAAGAATCAACAAACATAGCGTCATCTTCAAATATCAAGACTGACTCCCATTCGTTTTTTACCGCCTCTCTAAATATCTTCTCTACTGTTATACGCAATCCTTCTGCTCCATTTTCATGCTTTGTAGCATTGACTAATTCGTATGGTATACCCCATTTGTAAAGTTGCTCTGCAATCTCTATCAACCTATCAGTTCTTTCCGGCAGGTTTATGACAAATATTTTAGTAAAAAAGTTAGTCCAAGACATTATGCTATTTTGGTTTGAGGGAAGAAATCAGTTAATTTATATTTAGCTTCTGGTTTTTTAAAGTTTGCTCTTTTGTAATAGTCTGCAAATAAAGTCCATCCACCACCCATTACTAAGTCAGATACCTCTGTTTCGTTCACATTGAACTTTATCAAGCCATCGTATTTATCATCAATTAGTTCTGGGTATATTATTTTACCTTCCTTGCCATGCGTTAATATGTATTGTTCCCATAAATTTACCATAAGAGCTTTATTATCAGCATTGGGATCTACTCCGTAGTTTGACTTCTCTGGCAATCTTATTAGAAACGATTCGCAATAATTGTCAACAAAAAACTTTCTTAATCCGCCATCCATCTTTGCTTCTATTAGCATTTGGCCTCCATAAGCAAAGCATTGTAAAACCATATCCATGTGGAATAATTCTACCATCTTTGGTCTTGCGTGATACTTTGAAACAAACATCATATTATAAACAGGATTGTTTAAACCTGTATCATATCTGTTTAAAACTAAGCTCGTAGCTTTAGATCCTTCTCCATGTTCAACAACTGAATTCTGGAATGGATCGCATCCCATTATAAACTGCACTGGATTTTTAGGTACAAACAAATTGCCCCTTCTAGTGTATTTTTCGCCTTCTGTTATTTTAAAGTTCTTAGCCCTTGTCCATCTTGCAGCTTCTTTGCTAGTTGTTTCCCATACTGCTTCTGTAAAAGGCACGCCATCTTTCCAAGTCCAATTGCCATATTCTAATACTTCTTTCTCGTTTATCTTAGCTATTTCGTACAAGTCATTAAGTAATACAGCATCAAAGTGGCAATTAGCATTTCTAAGCATGAACATTTCCCTTTCATCAAAAGGATTCATTCTTATCTCCTCCTCTAACTGTACCGACTCTAATTGCTTGCGCTTTGATAATAGGTATTCTTTAGCCCCTAGTTTTATATCGCTTTCATCAAGATCGCCTGCGCCTACATAGTTTTTAACCAAATAATCATATTGTTCCTCTGTTGGTGGCCCGATTACACTCATCCCGTATTTATCAATAAAACCAAGATAACCATCATAAGCTGGTGAAAAGTATTTAACCAATCGGTTAGGTGTCTTGGGATATTTTAAATGATCTGCCGCATCCCATACAATCTTGAATTCCTCTCCTCCGCTAGTCATACTATTGGACGTAGATGGACATTCAATAAATCCTACCCTTTTAGCACCCTTTACCAATGTTTTACTTACAATGGATAAGAATGTCGAGAACGGCGTTTCTTTTGCCCATTTTCCGCCTTCATCAAATAAACCACGACTAAGACGTCCTGAGTCATAAGAGTTCAAGGAAGGCGCACGATAATCGATTCTAGACCTATGCCCCGTATCATTATCTATTGCATTTCCTTTTGTGCCTCTTATTTCGACTGACTTATGAGCAAATACTAATTCGCTTACACTGTCTTTATTGTTAAGTTGTTTTGGCTTTAAAAATACTGGTAGCTGCCTGTAACCAAATGAAATCATATTGGTAAAAGCAGCTTTAGCATCTATCTGCGTCTTGCTGGTTAACCCGCAAAAACTATTCTTATAAAATATACATTCGTAAACAATATTAGACGTAGCTTGAGATGTAGCACCCTCACGTCTTTTTTTACCCCTGACTACTCCTAAGCACCAAGGCGTTTTTTCCCAATGATCTAAATACAAGAAATACCTTCTATCGGCATCTCTAAAATCGCCATAAATATCATCCTCTAATTTCCACCATTGCAAATAAAAATAATGCTTACCTGTTATAAAAGTAGGCGTTCCGTTATTGTAAAACCAAAATCCTTTCTTACACTTCTCTACTTCTCTTGTAGCAAAATTTGCTTGTTCTGCGTCTAATAAAGCATTACCTTCTTTATCGTATTCTACTGAATTAAATAAATTGGGTAATTCTTTTCTTCTCCAGTATTGTTCTTTTGGATCAGTAACGCCCCAATCTTCAATTACAGAATCACATTCCGGCAAATTGATATTGACGCCATATATATTAATGGTTTCTGGCATTATTTTCTAGATTCAGCTATGCTTTCCACAAATGGCTTTTTAACTACGTCTTTTTGCTCATCACCGGTAACACCAGCAGATGTGCCTAAATCTTTAATAGCAGCAGCTAAGGCGTTGCTATCGTTCCAAATTACACGCAATCTCTCAAATGATTTGTCTTTGGGATCTTCAATTAATAAATGTGATAAGTTGGTTTTGTTAAGCAAATCGGCCATCTCATTTGCTTTTCTATTTAATGCGTAAAACAACTTGGCAGCCCCGTTTTCTTCATATAGGGCTACCCTTTGTCTTAATTCTTCTAATGTTTCCATTGTTCAAATTTGTTTGTTTTAGTTTGAACAAAGATAATATTATCTTCTTAAAATTCGCTTTTTGCGTTCAATTAATCTTTCCATAGCTGTTTTCTTCTTTTTGCCAAAAACTATTTCTTTAGCTTCTTTTGTTGCTTCAGATTTAGCTGTTGAAATCTGCTTACTAGCCTCATTTGCTTCTAATGATACAAAAGGAACTGGATTTGGTGAATCTGTAATCACATATCCATTATAAAGGTCAGTTAGCTTTTCTGCAATTAATTTATCTCTTTCTTTTACAAACTTATTAAATTGCTCTTTAGTTGCTATTTCTTTGGTAGATGGATTTTTTAATTCAAAAGAATAGTATGTATCATCTGTTCTAGCGTGTTTTTTAATAACATCTTCTAATGTTTGTTTAGCTTGATTAAACTGCTTCTCAGTACCAACCTTGATACCTGAAATGGCTGGTAATCCTTTTGTAATTAATCCTAATGTACCATCATCTTGTAAATATGTTTTTAAATCTTTTAAAGCCAACGGAGTAACAGCATCTTTTGCTATTTCTTCAAAACTCAAAGGTTGACCATCGAATGTTTCTCTAAATATCAAATCTAATGATAAACCATAAGCAGGGGACATTTTCCCTCTAAAAAACTTAAATGTTTCTGTTTTAAAATTAGCTCTTGATTGTTCATCATTAATAAATCTTACACCAAGCATCATAAGTAATAAATATCTTACAACGGACGTAAACCTACCATAAGGATTCCATGAATCTCCAGTTGATATTTGTTTTAATTGACCGAAGGTTACACTTCTTGGATCATAATCAACTTCAAAATCATCATCTAAAGCAATAGCTGCCATAATTAAATAAGGAACAGTAATTGCCGTAGCCATTTTTGCAATAGCTGTTTTTCTTAATTCAGGTGATAAACTTGCATAATAGCCCTTTCTTCCAAGTGCATAATTGTAAATATCACCCAATCCTAATAAATTCAAAGTAGATGCAAGCATCTTAGGGGCCCAAGTAAATGCAGCCAAAGTTTTAAAAATTCCTGTTTGAAATTCTTCAGACATTTCGCCTCTTGAGGTAAGCTCATTTGCTATTCTTGCTGCGTCTTTGTATTCTTTTTCATTAGTTTCAATTGTTTTACCTTCAGCTTGCAAATGAGCCACTTGTTCTAAAAATAATCTAATTCTAACATAATTACCCGCAGCTACTGCAATCCTTTCAAATGGAGCTTTTACTAAAGTAGATAATTTATATTTTTTACCTTTTATGTCAATCCCTCTTTCTAAAAAGTCTACTCCTCCCAATTGTTCTTCTCTTAATTTTTCTCTTAAAGATTGAGGATCTAGTATATCTAAACCAGAAACTTTAATTAAATTAGCAAATTCTTTATCTTCATAAATAGATAAAATTTCTTTTCTAAATCTACCCTCATTAAAAATTACTTTTCTTTGTTCATTTAAAACCTTTGGTAATAATGATGGATTTTGCCATATTGCTGGCCCTAATTGAATAAAAATAAATGAGTTATCTGCTGTTGCTTTAATACCCTCTAAAGTACTTTTAAATTCAGGCCACCATTTTTTCGTAATTTTTTCTCTAAAATTCATTTTGCTAACTTCATCCTCAGCAATCAAAACTTCAAATTCATGTTTTTTATCAGACAATTCTTTTGCTGATGTTAAATAACCATCATATTCTTTTGGATATTTCTTTTTAAATTCAGGATTTTCTAAAAATGAAGGAGCTTTAATTTGTTTTTCAAAGTTGCCATTTTTAATCTTTTCATCAAGTTCTTCAATTTCTTTAAGATTTCTTTCTTTTAAACTATTAAGTTTTGATAAATCATAATAATCAAATTCTTTCTTAATATCTCTTAATTGATTTCTTAATTGTGTTAATTTTTGATTTTGCTCAATTTTAGTTTTTTCATTAGTCGGCACTTTGCCAGCCATTGCATCTTCAATTTGAGCAATCAAATCCGCCTCTTTTCTAAGTTCCGCCTTTTTAAGCTGTATTTGATTTAATAGAGGCTTTTGTCTTTTATATCTTCCCGCTATTATATCTTGTATATCTTTTTCTTCTAGTCCATCTATTTCATTTCTTAAATCAACATAAATGCGACTTGTAATTTCTTTTAAATTATCAACACCTTCTTCTACATAAAGTGTCATTAATTTGCTTACATCTGGAGCAATGGCATAAAGTTGTTTTGCTTTTGTAGGCGAAAATGGTAAAGGCACCGCTAATAAAACATCAGTAGGCTTACCCTTTTCTTTCCACTTTCTTTTAATCTGGTCTATAACAGACTTTCTTTCTGCCTTATAATCCCTAGATTTTTCATAAGGTTTTCTAGCTTTTTTAACTTCTTGAATCTCGCCTTCTGCTAATAATTGAGTATTAAGTTCTTCATTAATTTCAAATTTAGCAGCTTTTTCTTCCTCTTTCTTTTTGATTTCTTTATACTGCTTTTCTACTTGCTTTCTCTGTTTGTCAGTTAATTCATCTACTTCATTAGCTTCCATTTTAGCAATTACATAATCTGCCAAAGTTTCTCTAGGATCTGTAACATCTGCTAATGACCTTAGTTGTTTACCTGCTGCTGAGTTGGCAATATCATTAAGTTCGGTATAACGAATTAGTTTCTTTTCTATCTCTGCGCTTGGGTTCTTATCGTAATCACTTTTTAATTTAGCTATATATATCTTTCTAATTTGATTTTCAAAAGGTTTTGGAGAATACCCATTAGCCATTTTATCAAGCAGCTTTTCTACATTGTATCCCCTTTTGATAGCTTTTATAGCATCATTAGTCCATTGCTCAAAAGACTCCCTTTCTCTTTGATATTCAGGTAAACCTAACATCTCCCTTCTTTCTTCATTTGCAGCAATGGTTATTGCCCCATCCCACCCTTTCGTGCTTTCCTTAACATCTTCGGGCTGTGCATCTTCACCTTCTCCGGCAGCTTCATCCCCTTCGACTCTTGGTTCCACTCGTTTACGTTCACCCCTTGCTTCTCTAGTTTTTCTCGGTTGGCTTGGAAGTACTTCCTCTGCGCTTCGCTTTTGTATGGCATCTTTTATATTTTTAAGTGTTTGTAAATCATAATCTGCTTTAATCAATTTAACCATATCCTCCACCTCAAAATCATCTATTGCTCTCTTATTAGCTTCTCCTCTTACTTTGCCTTTTACAAAGTCTTTCTTTTTCTTCATAGATCTGACTGCTTGGAACTTATCCAAATCATTTTCAACTCCTAAAATTTCTTTTACAGCCATTTTAGAGAATTCTTCAAATGTTAAGTTTTGGAATTGTTCTTCAGTCAAATCCCTAAATCCAGTTAAGCTCTTTATTTTATTCCATAAAGTTTTTAACCAATCTTTAAATCCATCTTTCTTAGACTCTACAACAAATTGCGCACCTTTATCACCAATAGCCATAGCTAAGGCTTCATGCTTAAAGTATTCTTCTTTTTCTTGTTCAGTAGCTAATTTAGCTGCTTGCTCTTGGTAAAATTTACTATTTTTTGCTTTCTTTAAATATGGAGAACCTTCAATAAGCTCCATACCCTTTTGGTATATTTTTGGATCATTATTTCTAGTCCACTCAGTCCATATGTGCCCAGCTTCATGAATGATTGTATTTGGATTTAGCTTTTCACCATTCAAATACATTCTATTAGCAAAAGAAAATCCTAATATATCGGTACCACTTGGGTTAGCCATAAATAAAGGTAAACCTTGCTGTGCTAATTGTTTTACTTCTGGAGTAATATCAACATACCATTGCATTGGAACCCCTTTTGAAAGCTCATTTTCAAAATATTTAATTTTATTTAATACCTTTTTCTCATTAAAAGGAGAATCTTTTATTTGTTTTAATCTATCTTTTATTTCCTGATTTTCTCCTTCTAATAACTTGTTTTTTTTATAAAATTCATCCCTTTCAACTGTTAACTCTCTATATTCTTTATCATTTTCATTTGATTTATTAACATACTCTTTAATTATATCCTTTTTTTCGTTTGATAATTTATCTAATTCCTTATTCCATTGCTCGTATTCTCTATTACTTTTAATTTCTTTTTCATAATTTAAATACCTGTCAATCTCCTTATTTATCTGAATAGTTCTTTCATCTAAACTTTTACCATATATATAGTCATTAATTTTTTCTCTTTCTTGAGTATTTTTATAAATTTTTTGTTTTACTTCTGAAAGTTTATCTTCATTTTTATTATATTGCTCTCGCAATTGATTGCTACGAACGGTTAGCTCCTCAACATATCGAGGATTTTTGTTTAAAATTTCTATATCTTTTCTTATGAAAAATAATTGGTCTTTTTTGTCTTTTAATTGCGTTTTTAAATAATCAATTCTAGATGAACCTTTTAACTCCAATTTTTTAGGATCTTGTTTAAATAAAGACTTAACAATATCTCCGACTACTCCTAATTTATTCTGATTAGGATCTCCATAAAAAGACCTCATCCCTACGCCATCGATTTTAAAATCAATACCACTATAGACTTTATCATTCATGTCTTTATTAGTATCAAAATCATTCAACACTTTTACAGACAATTCTTTGCCTATGTAATCTTCTAATTGAGTGCTTTTTACATTTTGCTCAAATGCATTATTACCATTATTAAACCCAATAAGTTGAAATTCTTTATCTCCATTTCTAAATACTTGTAATTCATCTATATACTTAGCTAAACTCCATCTATCATTTTGCTGATCTCCATTTGTCCAAGCAAATCTGCTTGCTCCGGATTTTACAGCTTCTTTTAATAAAGATTTTATACCAAGTTTAGTCCAATCACTTGTTTTAGTTACAAATGGAGCAGTTTTGAATTTACCTGTTTCTCCTTCGTATTTTTTTTGTTCTAATTTTGCTTTTTCATCTATTTCTTCTTTATATAAATTATAATCAAAAGTTTCTCTTTTATTTATTTCAAATAATGCTTCTATATGTTTTTCATAATCTTTTTCTTTACTTTCTTTAAGATATTTAATTATATCATCTCTTATTACAGCGTTTTTTTCAGTTTTATTTTTTTCAATTAAATCATCATAAAACTTATTTCTTAATTCATGCGCATTGTCAATAACTTGTTTTCTATAATCTTCATCAGATTTTAAAAATTTAATAAATTCTGGATCACCAGTAACATTAAAATCATATTTATCTGTTATATAATAATATGCCTGTTTCAAATGCGAATATTCTGCATATTTTTTGTTAGTAATATCTCTTAATTCATTTAATCTATTTTTTTCTTGATCTGTTAATGTTTCAGATTTAAAACCATACTCTCTGCCCTTTTGTCCCCAATCGCTTTGTATTTCTTCTGCAAAAAATACACTATTCCCATCTACATCTTCTCTATTATTTGTTCTAAGATGAACAAGTATATTAGCTTCATCAAAATGTGTAGTATATAAAAATTTAGGTTCTTCTAATCTTGCTTCATATTCTCTTAATTTATCATTTAAATCAGATACTTTATCTCCAATATTAGATAATTCTACATATACTTTTCCTCTTTCTTCTTTCAATTTATTTATTTCAGAATAAATTTTTTCTTTTGCATCTTCATTATCAGCAGCACGCATTGTGTCATATAAATCTTGTACTTTTTGATCAATTTTATTATATTTATTATCTAATAAATCTCCCTCTTTTTTTAATTCATTAAATTTTTCTTTAGCTTCATAATATGCGTCATCTTTTGGAGTTAAAATAGTTTTTTGTGGTTGAGTAACTAATATTTCTTTATAATTCTTTTTTTCTCCCTCTAATTGATATTGAGAAAATTTAGTCGGGTTATCGATACCACCTTCTCCATCCGGAGATAATTCTAAAATTTCAATTCTTTTTGTAAATCTATGTGCATCATCCCAATATTCATCAGCTTTATTTTTTAACCCAGCTTGTTGCGCAATTCTAGCTTTTTTTTCTGATTCCAGTTGTAATCTATTTAATTCTTCAAATGAACTACCATCTCTTACATTTAACAAGTACATTAACTCATCATATGAGCTATCTTTATACCTGCCTCTTTCAATATCTTCAATTGCTCCTCCCGGATTTTCTTTATCAAGTTTTTCTAAATAATTTAATCTTTTTATTTGATCTTCGTTTAATACATTTGGTACGCCTTTTACGATTTCAAATATTTCTACCTTATTTGTGTTTAAGTAATTCTTAATTTGGTCTTTAGTTAAACTTTCTTTTTGTTGGCTTAACCAATCAGAAAGTCCACTCCACTTAGCTTCTTCACCTCTTAATTTTTCTAACCATTGTTTAGCAGGCATTTTGTCCTGTTTCATTTGATTAAGTTGTAATTCTAATGGGCTATAAAATCCATTAACTACAGACGCATCTATTGGCTTGGCGGTTACTTTTTCTCCATTAGGCATTGTAATTTGAAAAGAAACTTTACCACCTGTTTCAGCTACGTTTTTAGCTTTTGCATCCAATGCTTTCCCATCTTTCGCTATAAATGGCTTTTGAGAATCTTTAGGGAACATTTTTTTCATTGCATTGCCTACCCTTCCCAATAACCCTGATTTTACTTCAGGTAATGCAGCTTCTGTTGTTTTTGTATACTCGTTATAAGCGTCATCTATTGTTTGTCTTAATTTCTTGGTATTGTATCCAAGTTCTTTAGCAATAGCTTTTTTGATTTCAGATAAAGACGTAATGCCATCGTCAATATAGTCTTTTACTATATCTTGCATTTGGGCTACTTCTTCTGTTGTTGCTTCTTCTACTGCAAATGGTGGTTCTTCCATTCCTTCAATATCCATTTCTTCAAATGGAACAAAACCGCCTTCAAATTCAACTGGTGCAATTTCTTCTCCTCCTTCTTCTTCAATACCCCTTCTTTCTTCAAATGCTAATTGCTGTTCTTCTAAGGTTTTACCTTTTTCACCTTGTGTCATTTCAACCAAAGCTCTAGCTGCTTCGGCTCTTGTTGGGTATTCAGAAATTAATCCTTCTATTTCATCTTTTATATCTTGCGTGGTGATTTTATCTTCATATCCTTCTGGAAGATTATTCCAAATATCATCAACCACATCATTTAATGATTTTACACCTTCTCCTTGAACATCCTTTTGAGCTACATAATCTCTTTTCGATATTTCTTCTGGAGTAACTTCTTTTACATTCAATCTTGCCCTTCTTCCACCAAAAAGATCCTTAATAGAATTCCAATCAATAACATCTGGACTTTGATTCATCCATTGTAAAGCAAATCCTCTTGCATTAGTTGGAGCAATCTTTGCTGCTTGTTGTCTAAAGACTCTTTTATCTGCTGCTTTTGCACCACTTATTGAAACTTCTTTAGGCTGTGGAGCAAACTTAGTTTTAAACGCTTCTAATTTAGACTTAACCTCTGGCTTTACTTCAGTTGGTTTAACTTCTTCAGTAACTACTGTTTCTGCAACTTCAGGAGCTACGTTAGCTTCTGGCATAATTACAGCAGCACCTTTCCCTTGTTGCTCTGGTCTTATTACTGTTGTTTCGGCAGGTACATTTTCCTCTGGCATTATAACGGCAGGCCCTTTGCTTGGCTCTACTACTTGAGGAACTACGTTTTCTTCTGGCATAATAACGGCAGGAGTTGTATCTACCGGTTCTTTTGCTTTTCTTTCATCTTCTTCTCTAATTGACTTTGCTAAGTCATAAGTTTCCTTATTTATAGGCGTTTCGTTGCCTTCAGAATCTACTTTAAAATACATTCCCCTTTTCTCTTTGTATTCAGGTTTTTTGCCACTTACAATGCCTTCTAGGTAATCATTTGTTTCATCTATCTTAGCTTGAATCAAATCAATTTGATCTTGCTTTTCTTTTCTAAATACAGGATCTAAATTGGTTAATTCATCGTATGCTTGTTGCTTTCTTGCATTTAATGCTTCTCTTTGCTCAATACCGCCTATAATCCTATACTTATCTTGAGGGCTTACTGTTGTTGGTATTTTACCCGCTATTTGGGCGTATTGTTGCGCTGTAATATTTGCCGCTTCTGCTTCCTGTGGTGTAATATTACCTTCTTCAACTTGCTTGCTTATTTCTTGTTGAATATTGGTAATATCCGATACTACATTTTTATTACCTGTTGCTTTGTTAAATTCAGCTTCAGAAACTTCAGTATCATTAACAAAGTATTTTTTACCAGCTTTAGATACCTCATCTCTTATTGCTTTATTAGTATTTTGGAATACTCCAACTCCGCCTCCCGCAACAGTACCAAAAGCACCGCCTCCTATAGTTGCATTTATAACATTTTTGCCAAGATTTGCAATTATATCTTCTTCATTAAACACATCTTTGTCAACTATTTTATTAGTTAACAATTTTATACCTTCTTGAGCTGCTGTTTGAGTACCTTCTGTTGTACCTTCTGTTGCAACACCTGCCAATGCTTTAATCCCTACCCTTTTTGCTTTATTAGCAAATGTGCTTGCTTTTTTAAATGCAGCTTCCTCAATATCTTTTGCTGTTGCCTTAATGCCTTTCTTTACAAATTCATCTGTAATTTCATTTGCAATTTTTTGCTTTGCAGCTTTCCCTAATCCTGTATTTTTTAATATTAAATCTAATGAAACTTTTTCTAAAGCTGCTTGAACTGCTGCTTGTGTAAAAATGTATGTAGCCTTTTGCGCATCATTAAGTTTTTTACCAGAATCCGATTGATTTATTTCATTTGCAGCATCGCTAATAGATTGAGCAACAAAAGATGAACCATAAGTTAAAGATCCCAAAACCATATCTAATGCTTGAGAAGGAGCTGTAAAAGCTAATGCTTTAAAATCATCCGCATCTACGCCACTAAGCAAACCGCCGCCCGGCTTTGGAGTAAAATCATATTTACCCATTGCTTCTTCATATTGCTTAGAAGATTTTTCAGATCTTGCTTTTTCAACAAACTGTTCTGTTTTTTGTCTTGCATTTTCTGCGCCCGCAAGTCTTGTAATAGTAGTTTCAGGTCGACCACCTAAAAAAACTTCGCCTGCATATGCTGCACCGCCAGCTAATCTTTTTACACTACCAACTAAGGTGTTGTATAAACCTGCGGCTAAATTTTCATCTTTTTGTGTATCTTTCTTTACAGCAGAAGCTATTGGGCTTACACTAAATGGTTTAAGATAACCCAGCTCTGCCTTTACTTGCTCAGAAGCTCCAAATTTTTCATATTTTCTATTTTCAACATATTGATTAGGATTTGTATATACTAATGGTGTATCCGAAAATCCTGAAGGTGTAGGTTCTTTTTTTTTTAATATTGGCAATCCACCTAAATCCTTTTCCTGACTTGGTGTTTCTTTTTTTAATATTGGCAAACCGCCTAAGTCTTGATTTTCAAAATTATCCATTCTTATAATTTTAATGCTTTTTTATATTCTTCTAATGTCATTCCAGATTGTTTTGCAGCGTTAATTAATTGCTGCTCTGTATATGTTTTGCCTTGATATTTATATGTTTTTGGTTTTTCACCTTTTATTATCTCTTGCTGAGCTTTTGCTGTTGGATTAGCTTCCAAATTTACATCTAATTTTGATACCGGAGCAATCATTGTACCTATTTTTCCGGTTTCCATATTAAAGTCATATATAGATATTTCTCCTTTCTCGTTTCGCTTAATTGCTATTTCGCTTTGAGATAATTGATTATCACCTTTAGCCTTTCTTGCAAAATCTAATATAATACCTTGCGTAGTTGAAGATAATTGATTAAGTGGGGCTGCCATTCCTCCCTTTCTTGAATCTACTAGCTTTTCTATTTCCGGATATACATTTACAGTTGCAGTAGGTTCTTTAGGAATATTTATATTAGTAATTGGCGCACGAGTACTCCCTGTTGGGTAAAATTGACTTTGGTCTAAAGTAGATAGCTTATCAAATAATACATTTCTTTTAGCGTATTCTTTTTCAGTAGGATTGAATGTATCGTAATTCGGAAACTTATCTCTTGTTGCTTGTATTAATTCAAGATTTGTTTTTGGTTCTTGCGAGAATCTATTATAAACATCTTCATCTATAATTTTAAATGGAACTTTTGAAGATGAAGGTATTGCTTGTGCTGGCAGGGTGGATGCTTTTATTTCTAATGAAGGCTGTAAGCCCTTTTGCAAAAATCCGCCCGGAGCTTGTTCTGGCGTAAACGTAGGTTTTTTCCAAAAAGGAATTGTAGCCTCAAATTTAACATTTTCTGTTGGGGTTCCTACAAACACAGAAGATTTTTCCATTCCTTTAGGAGCTGTAATAGCTTCTGTTAAATTCTTACCGCCTCTTGTATATTGACTTAAATAATCTGGGTTTGAAAGATTTGTTACCAAATCAGATTGTTTAACTTCTATTGGATTAACAAAACTTGTTCCGTCTTTTAATCTTCTATTTATTACATCTTTTCTGTAATCAGTAAGCAATGCAGTTGCATCTAATTCTGGAAATTGTGTTTTTAATGTTTTTAATGCATTTTCAAAACTTTCTCCTTCCATTTTCAATGCATTCATTCCTTCTGTTGTAGATGCTATTTCTTTATTTACACCTTCCATTATATCAACTAATCCAGCCTTTCCTTCTTTAGCTAAAGTAATGTATTTGGCTTTAATTTCATTTGCTGTTCTATTACCAATAGCATTAGCAACATCATTAGCCGTTTGATATTTAGATAAATCAGACATTTCTTGTATAGTTTGCATTTTTCTATACAATTGCGCTTCCTCTCTTTCTGCTTTTCTTTCAGCTGCTTCTTGCTGACGCATTTGCATTTGAGCAAGGTTTTCACCTTGTCTTTGCACTTGCTCAGTTGCGGATTGCAGAGCTTGTCCGGGAGCTTGAAATACATTTGGAAGCGTTACCGCATAACTACCTAAATTTCCGTTTGCCATTTTTTATTTTTTTATTAACCCGGCTAATAGTTTATTATAATCCTGAGCATTTTGATAATTACCATATTGCATTAATCCGCCCGCTATATCGCTTGCCCCGCCGAATATATTACCAATACCAGATTGACGTAATGCATCTTGTGCATTTGCATCAAATTGGAATTTCATCATTTTATTTTGTTGCACTTTATCTCCTTCTCCAATAGACATAGCATATGCTCTACTTAAATTATCAAACATACCCATTTTTTGCTGACCTTCTTGTGCTGCAAGATTTGATAACGCTGCATTAGTTGCACCTTGAGTTCCGGCACCCAATGCCAATAATGTTGCAGCATCTGTTGCGCCTCTTTGTCCTGCTGCCAGCTGATTTGCTTGAGCTGCTTGAATATTAGCTTGCGCTTGACTCATGCCCGGCGTTCTTCCATAAAACAATTGTTGAGCTGCGCCTAGATTTTGTCTAGCTAAAGGATTTTCTTTATATTCTGCAAATACGGGATTTATTTGTTTAGCCTTGTTCATTTGGCTCATACCAAATATACCTTTGCCTAGCGCACTAACACCACTTAATATGGCTCCGGCTGTTATTGGATCTATCATACTGATAATTTATTTAAAATTAATACTTTTATTGATTACCTAAAATAAAATTTTGACCTCTTGATAGGTTAAATCCTACATCTACAAAATTAACATAAATAATTGAATCATAAGACTGCCATTCAGCCATTATTTGAGGAATTTGAGAAAGAATTACATCCCCATTTAACATTTTCTGATCTGGCGTACCTGTGGCATTTGGCGATAGTCTATCTCTTAAAAACCTTCCGTAAAAGATGCCCTCTTGACTAACGAACTCTGATTCTGTCAAATCTGTAATTTGCGTATTTGGAAGTGTAGTGTACAAAACTGTATAATCTGGAGCTTGATTACCTTCAACTACCAATTCTGCCATATCCTTCAACCCGCTTAAAGGTTTATTAACCACCCAACATATTCTTACAGGATATTGAGTACCAAACCAAGTGTTCCACGTGGAAGTATTAGTATTAAACTCATGTAAAGCCCCGTTTTTAAATCCAAACATTCTGTTTTCAAAATATTCGTATTGTTCAGCTATAAACTGATAATCGCTTTTCCATTGGTTATCCTGCAAATGGAATACCACCGTCTTTGCTAAGCTATCTGATATATCAAATCTATTTATAATAGAACTTGCGTATGCTGGAACAGTTGCATAACTTGGTAATGTATCTGCATAGTTCTGATAAATTAACCCCGGCAATGATATTCCAAATTCCTTATGGAATGGATCAATGTAGGTTGGGATATGATGAAATCCATTTATATTATCTAAGTTATTAGAATTAGCTGCTAAATAACCTTTTGCATAGTTTTTAAATAGTCTTTCCATTTTGAAAGAACTAATTGGGAACACTCCATTTGAGCTATATTGAGCTATTTGTCCATTATTAAGGTCATACCAGAAAATAACTCCAAGATACTCAACTACCGTTTCTGGCTGTGTTGTGCCTAGCATACCCTTTAATACATTAATTGTACCTATTACAGCCACGTCTTGAGCTAAGAAAGCATTTTGAGATGCTCCTACCACCTGAACCTCTCCAAGATAACAAGACGCCGTTTGAAACGATCCAATAGCCAACATAATAACCCCTTGCTCTGTTGTCTTAGACGCAAGTTGCAATTTTTGTATGCTACCCATCCCTAAAGGAACGGTTTTAAAATTTAATACCTCAAATGTACTCAATCCATTGTTTGCTGTGCCAGTTGTATAAACATTAGAATATCTTATTTCATATTCATTTTGAGCCTGACCAAGACTAGTAATAAAGTTAGCCCATCCAGAATTAGTGTTCCAAAATTGCCACATTTTATCAAATGGCGACATATTCTCTGTAAAATAATTGGTACTTGCTCCATCTACTCTTGGTAAAATATATACATCTCCAACCAATTGTCCTGATGTTGTGCCATATTCTCTACTAGAAGTTGTTGCAGAATTAATTTCATATACAGGGCTAGCCTCAAAATATGGTTCTTGTGTAGATGATTTTTTTGGAGTGTAAATTTCAATTACAGAATAAGATGTGCTTGTTACTACACCAAAATCAATTGCCTCAGCAAGAACATAATCCCCATCTTGCCCAAGAACCTGTAAATTATAGCTTTCGCTTACTCCAGTCAATCTAACCATATCGCCTTCGGTAAAATTATACCCTAAGCCTATTGAAGTTAAACTAGATATATTAAAAGCAATAGCATACACGCCTGCGGAAAAATTATCTCCATAAGTATAACCACCTCCAGTAGCAAAATCTTGTCTTGTGGCATATTGAATACCATTAGTTGCTATTTGAACAAATTCGCTTTGTAATAAATTCTTTGTTTGGACTATTTGATAAAAATATGCCCAATCAGGTATTTCCGTCAATGCATTAGTATTATTTAAAGTCCAATTTAAATATTGAATAAATTCAGTTTGACCATCAGTTAGATTTGCTAATGAATATATTGGGCCATTTGGAACTACCCCGCATCTTCTTCTAAATTTATCATAAAATACAACAGACATATTGTATGTTCCACTTGTTTTAAACACCGTTTGGGTTGTAAAACTTGTTACATTATTATCTATAGTTACATAATAAGATGGGGTTGATCCAGATGTAAATGTGTATGTAGGATTACCAAAAAACGGGTAATACCATGCATAATTTGTATTTGCTGGATTATAATTGGAAGCATACCATGTTAAAAAATTACCCTCGCTTGCAAATTGTCCATCTGCATCAGATAAATCTAATGTTGCTGGGAACCCATTATAGTAACTATTTTTATATGCATTATAAAAATAAGTAGTATTAACTTCCCCCGCTGCATAAAGATAACCTACAACTTCTGACGTTATATCTCCTGAATCATATATATTTCTAATCGCAATGTGATATGTCTTAACAACTGATACAAAACTATTGCTTGATGGTGTTGTTGACGTTGTTGATGCAATTGCTAAACTTGTTTTTATTGGAGTATCGTAACCTGCTAAGTTGTTACCTAAAAATAAGCGAGCTGTTGCTGTTTCTAATGTTGTACTTTTTAATGGAACTAAATCATATGGTATGGAAGATTGACTAGAACTTAATGGAACGCCAACTACATCATTATAAAATGAATAAGATAATTGGGTTGTTCCTTCATTATGTTCAAATATAGCTAAAGCATCAACCGGATTATTTCTGTCAAAAGTTTTTACAACATAAGTAACATTTGTAATTAAATCTTTTGCGCATATATTTATTCTTTCTATTTCGCTTTCTATATACTCTGCAAAAGGGATATTACATAAAATGTAATTATTAACTTCGCCGGGAGTATTAAAATTCATTAAACTACTATAAGCTGACAGTCTTGACATTTCATTGTCAACAAAATCATAATAATAGCATAATTGGAAAGCTGAATTTTCTATAAAATTATTATCAAAATCTATATCTTCTGCTTTGGTTACATCTAAACCATAATAAGGTGGACGTCTAATTATTGTAAAGGTAGTATATGGGATGCCGCCAGACGGGATTTCATACGCAGTTTCGTTTGTATTATATCCAGCTTGGTTGGTCTTAATCCCCTTATCAATATTGATTTTCTTGGGTTCGTTGTAATTGTCTGACCAATACAACACCCCATTTATTACCTTACAATTGCGATCTATCCTGTAATCCTTATTAAAATTTAATCCACCTTCTATTTGACTATCATAAATAACAGCATAGGTTAAATTAGCTACCATGTCAAAGCAATAAATACCATGATCGCCCCATGAATTATAAACAAACCATAATAATCTTTGATTTTCAATGTCTATACAACTACCAATTGTTATATTTACACCATATGGAGGGTAAACAGCTTGTGGTATTGAAGTTGTACCCGGCACACCCTCAACACGATTGTTTCTACCATATTGGGTTACGCCAACCCTTCCATTCATTACTCTTAAATACTGAGTGTCCTCAATCAAATGTAAACTATCGTCTTGGTTAGCTCCGCCTATAAATATTTTTTTGTTTCTGATCATTTGAATTATGATTTTGGTGCGCCCATAGTATTTTTCTGAACAATTCTCTTAATCTTCTCTACACTCCAATCTGATTTTCTAGCTCTTAATATTTTTCTTTCTTTAATATAGTTATTTTCAGCTAATTGTTTTTCACCCATATTATAAGTTCTGTTGTGGGCTTTCATTTGAAAATCAATATAAGCCTGAATAGTTCTAATAGCATATGGATCAACTAAAGATGCAGCGTCTGCTGATTGACCATCAGAAACATATTGTAAAACAATATTTTCTACATAAAACTTTTGGTCTAATTGTATTTGGTTTCTTTCTTTAAATACTTGAAATGTATCTTCTTGATAGCCTGCTCCTAAACCAAAGAATCTACCAATGTTTTCGCCATAATCATTATATCTTACTGTAAACCATTGAGCATATGGCAAAGCACCATAATAAAGTTGATTTTCATTAGACCCCGGTGGCACCACATTGTCAGTCCATTCTTGCTCTGCGTAATTTTGATTTACATCTAAACTAACTAATGGATTTAATGTACTCGTAGGAACTAATGGTCTAATTCTTTGACCAATCATAACTCCAACAGTTACATAATCCTGATAATCTTCTGGTAAATCTGCTGCGTTTATTGTTTGATTAACAGGCAATATCTTTGTGTTAATTACTCTTAAATCGTCAAAGGTGATTTCGCGCAAGCAATCTGCTGCGTACACCATGAATTGCATATACCAATGAAGTGGATATCCTTTTTTAAGTAAATAGTTTTTTACTATAAAATCTAAACTAGCTGTTGTCATCTTTAATTAGTTTTGCTTTGTAATTCACTATAACTGTTTACAATTCCTGTTTCTGGAACTATTGGAGCAAATTTAGCGAATACTTTTTCTATAATTTCTTCTTCCATATTGGCTGGTATTGGCAATGGATCTGTGTTAGAATATAATGATATATCCATAACAACTAAATACATATTTACCTCTGATACGTCAAGAAGTGTAATATCTTTTGAAAAAATAACCTCATTCTTTCTTACCTCGTAATAAACGCTTCCCAAAAGGTCATTTAATAATTTATCAGCCTTTAGCAATGCGCCCTGACCCAATGGCACAGGCACATAATCGATATCACTTGTTGTTACTACTCTATAAACGCCCATATTTCTTGGTAAAGAAATTGGCACTATTGGTAATTCTGCTTTTGCTTTATCGCCATATGAAGTAACCGGTATACTTTCGTAAAATGCTATCATTAAATTGTCTGGTATTGTTTCACCAGTTGGCAACACTGCACTGTAATATTGCGTTTGAAACATGGTATTAATAACCTGCTCAATCGCCTTTACTACATCTTCCATTTGAACAGATTGAGCTACATCTCTGTAACCACCTGCTAATCTTAGCAAAACCTGCTCGGCCATTAAAAATTTAGTACTATTAGCCATTTTTATTTAGTTTCTTGTGTTTGTAATTGAGCAAATTGTTGAATATCTTGTTCAGCCATATTAATACCCCAAAATTTCAATGCACGCGCTATAATGTTATTGATGTAAACATCTGTAAATTCTAATTGAGTGCTAGTATTTGGATTGTAAGTTATTGTTCTACCTGCCTGAGTATATCCTAAAACTGGAGTAGCTGGTCTGCGTAAATAATTGTAAAAACCTGTCTGAGCTGATTGAGGATATATTTGGAATCCAACAGATGTGTCTTTTGCAATTGGCTTAGATGTTGAAACAGGTCTAAGCTGACTTGTTAATGCAAAAGGTAATTCATCCTCGTTAACAAATCTTACTGCGTTGATTGTGCTTCCTGTAACTGTGTATGGATTACCAATCATATGCAAATAATCAGATGCAAATGTTACCTGCCCATCTGATGCGGATGTAAATTGAACTTGTGATCTTAACTGCCTAATAGCATCATGAATTATTTGAGTAACGCCATATTGAGAAAACCAATCTTCGGTTGCCTCAAGTTGTGCGTTATCAATAGTCTGCATCGCTTCGGGTATTGTTATAAATACCCCTCTTTCTTTTCTTACGATAAAGACTAAAAAATTATATACATCATTAATGTTGTATGCCATTGTTTGTGTCCTCCCAAATTCCTAAAGCTCGATAGGATTTTATTAAATAATATTGTTTATTGTTATACTCATATTTTTCAAGAAATTGTGGTTCAAAACCAACTACATCTCCTTTTTTTAAATTAACACCATCTGGAACAGATAAAACTTTTGCCCTATCTCCCAATCTCACTTTTGCTTCAATTGTATCAACAACGCCCATTTGTTGAATTACATCTTTTGGGATTTCTACATCAATTGGTTCAAGTATTATTCTATTTCCAACAGTTGTTAATTCATCATTTTCAATTTTAGCAAAGATATCTCTATAATCTGCTTTCCAAACATCTTTTTTACCAGTGTCTAATAGGTTTTTAAAAAAGAATGATTGCGTGCTACCAAAATTAAATTGAGATTTCCATCTACTTATATCATGTTCAGAACCTTGACATCCGTCAATAAAATTACCTCTCTTATCATGATATGTTCCAACCCATATGTGAGTTATCTTTCCCGGCATAGCCACAACTAACAAAGACTCTCCTTTACCATTTTGAAACTTTTGATAATAGGGACTATCTTTTGTTATTTCCGTAAAGTACTCACCATCAGATTCAAATTTTCTTTCAGCAACAACAGAATAATCAAACAACACCTTATCACCCTCTTTAAGTTTAGAAACCACTTTTGCTTCATTACCTTTTGGATTTTTTGGCAAAGTATATACCTCACCTACAACAGTAGCGTTCCATTCTGGACGATATGATCCGTCTAAATATAATTCTAAATCACCCAATTTAATTGTATCTTGAATTGGTTTATCTAGACTTAGGAAAATATGATTAATTGGCTTTGCTTTCATTATTGGCATAAAATTAAGTTTTTTTTAAGTATTAAAATTAAAAATGCCCTCATTTTTTGAAGGCATTTAAAAATTAGACTATTGCGTCTATATATGTTTCATCGGGAATCAATCGGTAATTTACCCCGTCCACCTCAATATCTACCCCTACCGTATGGGCAAACATAATCCTATCGCCTACTGAAACCAATAAAACCTCATTGCCAATTCCGGCTACGACTCCGGTTGCAAAATCGTTTTGGATAGAATCTGGCAAGATTATACCCGCTTCGGTTTGTTTTTTACTTTCGTCTAATTTTACTAATACTCTTTTGTTTAATGGCTTGAATTTCATTTAATTTAATTTTTATTTTTGATGTAATTTAACATTTTTTTAATCCCTTCTCTATTTTTTGGCTTTTTTTTATCAAGTTTGTAGTCATACCACATAACATAGTTACCAAATTGGTCTACGCTTTCTCTTTTTATTCGTGTGACTGAACAACAAAAGGGTTTTTCTATTTCTCTTGTCATTTCTCTTGCTGGATTGCTATATCCAGTTAATTTAATAGAATTTAACACATTTATAACATCTCCTTTCAACAAAGACTTAATTAAAGCAGTTTTTTTATTCATTTTTAGATAGTTTTTGTGGTTTTAAAATAATTTTCATCGATACATCCTCCGTCCATTTTATTGGGTAAAACAAGGATTTCTGTATCATAAAAGTTCCGCACGATGCCTGAGTTGTGTAGTACGACTTTCCAAACAGTGTTGAGTTCTGAACCGTAGTCAATCCATGCGATTGCTTTGCCATCTCCAAGAGGCGTTTTAACATAAATTACGTTGTTTAATTCGTGAATGTGCATTTAGAATGGTATATCTGTTTCAAACCCGTTAGGCTGTGTTAAAAAATCTTGTCCTGCTCCTTGCGTTTTTGAACTTGATAACAAGTTTAATACAGCGACTCTAATCTGCAATTGTGGTATAACCTCGTTATTCTTGTTTGTATATGTTTTTGCTTCAGGACTTCCTTCTAAATACACCTGTGTACCCTTTTTTAAATACATAGCCACATTTACTCTATCTGTCCAATACGCTGCGCTAACCCATACTGATTTGTCTACTTCAATTCCATCTTTGTTTTTATACTTTTCAGAATGTGCTACTGAAAAATTAATAACTGTTTTACCATTTACGGTATTAACTGTTGCGTCTTGGCCCAAATGGCCAATTACTTGCATTTTGATCATTGTTTATTGTTTAAAATTAAAAAATTATTTCTTCTCCATTTTCATCACTAAAAGGAACCCAACCTTGCTTTAACTCTTTTGTAGACTCGGTTTTAAAGGTTATGTTTTTTTCATTCATAATCTTTTGCATAGGGTCTGAGCCATTAAAAAAGAATCTTCGTGTTTTAAAAAGCATTTCAAATACAAAAAATCCTTTTTTACCAACTATCTTTTGTCTACGAATTTTTTTACTATGAAATTCACAAGTTGGATTTTGAGGATCGGTTTGCCCGAATGGTCTGTGATAAACTAAAATATTATCAAGTTTATTATTCCATAATGCTCCATCAGCTATATCAAAAACATCTGGACAAGGATAATTTCCATCTGTTGCTTTTTGCATTTTAACAGGATGCGCAATTATCCAAAAGTACACATTATTTGTTTGCGAAAATCGAGAAAATAAAGATAATACCCATTCCAAATATTTATCCCTTCCACCAAAATTTTGGTAATTATTTGCCAACTGATTGAATGGATCAATATCAACGCCATCAACATTTTCTTTAACAATCAATTGTAAGAAAACTTCCATGATATATTGCGGTGTTGGTGTTACATTTTTTGGATAAACATAGAAAATATGCTTGCAAACAAAATCGTATGTATATTCATAAATTTGTCTTGAAGGTCTATTTGGATTTGCAGGAGTGCAATCACAGCCAAGTAAAATTTCTACAAAATCATGATAATATTCTTCTGGTGGATTATCTTCCGGAGAAAATGTAGCAAACTTCTCTCCGTAAAGTAAAATACGCATTGCTTGATACCATTTTTTCCAAGAAGATTTGCCATAGTTCCCTATACCGGTCAATACTGTTATTTCTCCTTTTTTTGGTTTAAATGCAAAGTCCATTTCATTTACGCCAATCCCATTTACTGCTGCGTAGCCTTGCTCATACAATTCAAGTGCTTGTTCTTTTACATCAATACCGTATATCACATCATTCAATTTGCCATCTTCATCAATAATTCCATTTTCTACTTTAACTTCTAACCTAGATGTTTTATCAATTAAAATTTCTTTATCAAAAGATGCACTGCCAAATCTACCCCTATTTGTTCTGTATGCAGATGAAATAGCATTATCTGATTCTCTTTTTGTAAACTCTGAATTACTTAAAAATTCATTGTTAATCATAGAATTAGCTGTCAATTCATCAATACCATATCGACAGCAAGCTGATGCTAATTTAAAAATAAAATTATTCCTTTCCCCTGTTACAAATGCTTCGTTTTTGTTAGATAACCATGTTAAAAGTTTCTTAAAAATCTTGTCATCATCATCCGTTTTTTCATAAACAACAATCTTTTCAATCTTTTTTATGGTTTTAAAAACTTGGGCCTTTTCGTTGATGTAAATATCCGGATCATAGCTTTCATAACAAACTCTGCTTGGATTAATACCACTCTTGTCAATATCAGGGAATATATCCTGCAATGCTTGAAAATGTTCTCTATGCTTATTGCCGTCTGCAATTTTAATCAAGGCTTTTAACCCATTACCCGAAGGGCTAACCCAACAAGCATAAACGAATTTATTGCTAATAATCTCGGTTTGACGATCCCTTAGCTCAAAAATGTTGTCAAAATCCAAAACTATGCACCCACTATGCTCAATTAAGTCAGAATCCTTCCTTTCTGCACCAAATTTTCCAGAAAAACACACAGAGGGCAAATTCTTCTTTAAATTGGCAGATTTTTCTTTATCGATAGTATTCCTTATCTCGGACACAGATAGGCGACTCTTGCCCTCCCTTATGCGGTTTAAGCCGTATTCTAAAGTTACATAGTTAGGCTCCTTTGAATAAATATTTTTAAATATCGTTATCATGTTGTTCTATGGGTTTAAATGCTTTTATAGCTTGGTTCACTTTATCTTGATATGAATTACTAGGTGCAGATGGGGTTATTGGTTTTAAAAATGGAATAGTATTTCGTATTTTAGATTTCCATGATTTTATCGGTTTATTATTCCCGTCTTTCCAATTATTTTCAACCCATGATGAAAATTTAGATTTTAACGAATATTCATACAAAGGGAAGTTCATCCCATTTTTAATCATATCATCCTTACAAAAAGAAAGAAACTCATCAATACTTGGTTTACTTTCTTTACTTTCCTTTCCTTTTATTTCCTTTCCTTTCCTTTCCTTTATAGCATTACTATCGGATTGCGTTTGCACTGCGTTTGTATCAATTTTATTTTTATTCCATCTAGAATATGCGCTATCTCTAGCTTTTTGACTTTTTTCTTGTCTGTTGTTTATTCTATTTTGCACGGATAAACTACCAAAATTATCACCATTAAAAACAAATAAATCAAAGTCGTGTAATACGCTTTTTATAATCTCGCTTTCCGTTCTTAAATCAAATGCAATACCATCGTAATCCAAATGCAATGCGTTCGCATTATTGTATAATTCTTCTACAATAGCCCAAAAAATACCATACCCTTGCATCCCGTGTTTTCTAATTAGCTTTTTAATTTTTTCATCATTCCTACTATTGTAGTCATGTGAAAAATAAAATGTGTCCTTTGGCATTTTTTAGTTTTATTAATTGTTTTTAAAATCAGTCCCAAATACGTTGTTTACCTTATCTAAATTCCTGTCAGATAGGGCAAAATGTTTCTGTTTAAATACAGAATAAAGAGTTGGGTATGGTATTTCAGTCTTTTCAGATAACCAAGAAAGATTTCTTTCAATTTCATCCAAATGCAATAATATAGCATCTCTTACGTCATAAGTAGTTTGTTTTTCCATAAATTTTAGTTGTTTACAAGGACAAAGTAAAAGTAATTATTTTATAATCCAAAATTTTTTTTTGTTAATTTATTAAATTAATTATCTTTGTTAAAATCAAAACAAATAACGTATGATATTAAACTCAAACATACCAAGTTTTAAAGCTCTTGTAAAAAAGTCATATTTTACTAAAGATGAAAAAGACAATAATGAATATTACAATGTCTATGTGTTTGGTATTCAATCTTTAGGTGGTAAAATACTTACATTTCATATATTAACTGACTCTGGTATGTTAAGAAGTAGAGTTCCATTGTCTGAAATATATACTAAGATCCCCGTCAATGATATTCCTTATAATTATAAACAATTATGGGATTGCTTTAGTGAAAATGTAGCAGTTATAGAATATGATTTTTTGGCTTACCATAGAGGACAAGTAGTATTAAGAGATGGCACTAAAGTTTGGGGTACTTATATTTTTACTGTTGACTGGTATAATAATCCATACAGTGATGAACCTTCTGATTATAAGTGTGGACATATTCTTGAATCTGATGATGGTTATTTATTGTGCATGCCTAATAATAGAATATTTTGGAAAGATTCTAACTGGGTAACAAAAAAATTACCAGAAGATTTAAAACAATTTAAAGTTGATACAAATTTAGATTCTGTTGAAAACCAATCAGACAGATGGATAGTGGAAGATACTGACTCGTTTTATTATGATATAATAAAAAACAAATAACCTATGAAACAATTAAGATTTATTTATGAACTATTAAAGTTTGTACTATTCAGTGTACCATTAGCAATATGCATTTATTTAACCGCACACTTATACTTTGAAATTAAACGATTATGCTTAAAATATTTATAACCATAGCACTCTGGGAATTATTGAAAGTATTGTACTACAAACTAATAAACAAATGAGGAACTCAACAATAATAGTTAAAAAGAAACGCTGTGTTAATTGCGGTAAATTTGATTATCATTTCTCTAAAAAAATGTGCAAGCAATGTGCAACAATACATTCTACACAAAAAAGAATGGATGAATATGAAGAAGATGGAGAAAGTTTTCAAAATTTAGTACAAGATCTTGACCATGTTTTTAGTCAATACATAAGATGTAAATACGCAAACAAAGAAGGCATAGTTGAATGTTTTACATCGGGTAAAAAGATTGAATGGACAAAAATTCAAAATGGACATTTTATTCCAAGAGCTAATTTAGGAACAAGATGGCTTGAGGCAAATTGTAAGCCACAATCGGAACATGATAATGTATTTTTATCTGGTAATTTAGACGTTTATGCCAAAAAATTAGACGAAGAAAGACCGGGTACGGTAGAATACCTTCAAGAATTAGCAAGACAGGTGGCAAAACCTACAAAAGACGAGCTAAAAAGCCTAATTATTGAATATAGGTCAAAATTAGATTTGGTAAAAAAGAAATTTATAAAATAATTAAAAAAAACAATTAATTTTACATTGTTCTGTGTTTTTTGTTTAGATTTTAGTTGAAGCCCCTGTTATTTTTATAACGGGGGTTTTTATTTACAATTTTCAGACTTCCAAATAGCTAAATCTATCCCAGTTAATCCAATAGGCGGCGTATTTGGCGTTGTGGTAAGTGTATGACCTGCTGAGTTTAAATCAAAATATGAGGTTCCTGTACTAGAAATAGGTATATTTTTTAATGGTTTGCTATAATTATCCATTAAATAATTAACTACCTGTTGAACAGATGTCAAATTCTGCTCTTTTTGAATCATATCCAACTTATCTAAGTCAAATCTAACTCCAATTGGTTTACTTTTCATAGATTATTTTATTTGTAGCTACAAAGTTAGTAAATTATTTTAAATGTAGCTACAAAATTTAATTTAATTTAACCAAATGTAGCTACAAAATTTAATTTAATTTAACCAAATGTAGCTACAAAATTTAATTTAATTTAACCAAATGTAGCTACAA